CCTTCAAAAACCCCGGAATGAGTGTATATACGACGGGGGTAAAAAGTAGGTGAAATCATGGATAAAATAACTAAAGATGCAATTAGAAAAAAAGAGTTAACCAAACTTAATCGTATATTCAAAGTGCTGCCGAAAGATAAACAGAAATTAGCCGAAGGTCTGAAACAACAAGCTGCATTCATGGTTTCTACTTTGGCTGAACTTCAAGAGATATTAGATAACGATGGCGCGATAGATCTTTTTGAACAAGGTGAACAGAGAATGTTACGGGAGCATCCAGCAGCCAAGACATATAATGCAATGATCAGGAATTATGTTACTGTCTGTAAGCAATTGTTGGACCTTTTGCCTGAAGAGGATAAGAGCAAGGAAAATGCTGATGAGCTTATGGCCTTTGTCAAGAAAGCGAGAAAATGAGCCAACAAAATTATATTCTTGAATACTGGGACAAAATCCAATCGGGTGAAGTTGTTGCCTGCAAGCGGTTAATACAGCAGTATAAGAAACTAGTTAATGAACTTGAGCATCCGCGCTCACCATGGATTTTCGATTTGGAGAGAGCTAACCAACCGATTGAGTTTATTGAAACCTTTTGCAAGCACTCAAAAGGGAAATGGACAGGCAAGCCGTTTAAGTTAGAGCTATTTCAGAAGGCAAAATTACAAGCCATCTTTGGGTTTGTTCATAAAGAAACAGGCCTGCGCCGCTGCCGGGAAGTATTCACCCTGGAAGGTAGGAAAAATGGAAAAAGTTCCGAAATGGCAGCTCTTGGCCTTTATATGCTAGTAGGCGATGGCGAGGGAGGGGCTGAATGTTATTCAGTCGCGACTAAAAAAGACCAGGCCAGGATCGTTTTTACCGAAGCCTGCAATATGGTAAGTCAAAGTCCGGCTTTGCGGAAGCATTTAAAGAAACGCAAAACTGATTTATATTTTCCTGTTACCTTTGCGAAATACGAACCCCTGGCCAGTGAAAGCAATAGCCTGGACGGTTTAAATTCGCATTGTATTATCATGGATGAGCTGCACGCTATTAAAGATCGCAACCTCTACGATGTCATGAAGCAATCTATGGCCGCCAGGGAACAGCCGTTATTTAGCATGATTACTACCGCCGGTTTTGTGCGGGAATGTATCTTTGACGATATATATGATTATGCTTGCAAGGTCCTTGATGGTGTTATCGAAGATGACCGCTTTCTAGCTTTTATATATGAATTAGACAACCGTGCCGAATGGACTGATTTTAAAGCCTGGGAAAAGGCCAATCCTGGTCTGGGGTCAATTAAGAATTATGACGAATTAGCAGCAAATGTAGAACGAGCAAAACAGGATTCAAACTTTCTACCAACAGTGCTGACTAAAGATTTTAATATCCGCGAAACAACAGCGGACAAATGGCTAACATTTGAACAAGCAAATAATGAAGAGACTTATAGCCTTGAGGATCTGCGTGATAGTTACGGCATAGGCGGCGTGGATCTGAGCGCTACTACTGACTTGACCGCTGCTTGCATCCTGATAATGAAACCGGGCAGCGAAAAAAAATATTTGATAATGCAAGGATTTATGCCAGGCGATACAATAGAACAACGAAGCAAAGAGGATAAAATTCCTTATAATAAATGGGCCGAGCGAGGGCTGATAACCATGTGCCCTGGAAACAAAGTAGATTATCGCTATATAACTGATTGGTTTAAAGGATTACGCGAGGGCTACGACATAGTGGCTTATTGGTGCGGTTATGATAGTTGGAATTCTCCGGCATGGATAGAAGATATGGAAAATCGATTAGGTTATACCAAAAATCAAGACTTGATACCGGTAATCATGGGGGCGAAAACTCTTTCTGCCCCTATGAAAGAGCTTAAAGCTGACCTGGCCGGAAAGAAGATCAACTATAATAATAATCCGTTAATGAAATGGGCGTTAACTAATGTCGCGATTGAGGTAGACAAAAACGAAAATATCAGGCCGATAAAAGGGAAAAATCAGCGCCAACGTATTGACCCTGCTATTGCTTTATTGATTGCTTATACTGTTTTACTCAATAATTTAGAGGATTATAAAGGTCTGATAGAACATTAAGGTGGTGATTAAATGGCTGAGAAGCGCAGTTTATTCCAAAAAATCTTTAGTAGTTTTGGGGGGCGGGCAACAGTATCGCGTCTTCAAATGCTAAATGGCTATACACCGGTTTTTACGCCTTGGTCTGGCAACCCTTACGAGGCTGATATAGTAAGATCTGCAGTAGACGCTATTGCTCGAAACGCAGCTAAACTCAAAGCTAAACATATTCGACGAGTCAATGGCGAAATTATTCCTGTCGGGGGGCAAATAGAACGTATTTTTCAAGTCAGGCCCAATCCGAATATGAATGCTTATGATTTTTTGTACAAAGTTATAACTACGCTTATGATTGATAATAATGCCTTTATATATCCGCAATGGAATGGCATGCAGCTTATAGCCCTTTGGCCTATTAACTGTACTATGGCTGAATTTCTTGAAGATGGGTCAGGTACTATATATGTCAGATTCTATTTTGGAGCGGGCCAGCAGGTGATACTTCCTTATTCTGAAGTCCTTCATTTGCGCCGGCATTTTTATAAAAACGACATGACCGGTGAAAGTAATCGGCCTGTAAATGCTACTTTAGAAGCAATACACACTACTAACGAGGGGCTAGCCCAGGCCGTTAAAACGAGTGCTAATCTTCGTGGTATCCTTAAATTCCAAGGGATGCTCAAAGAATCTGATATTAAGGCTAATAGAGATCGGTTCGTAAGCGAATATATGACTATGCAAAACACGGGAGGCATTGCAGCCCTTGATTCAAAGGCGGATTATATCCCGTTAAGCAGCGAGCCGAAAATGGTCAATGCAGCGCAAATGAAAGAATTGAGAGATGCGGTTTATCGATATTTTGGCGTTAGCGAGGCTATTGTAACGGCTAAATATACAGAGGACGAATGGAATGCTTTTTACGAAAGCACGATCGAACCCATAGCTGTGCAGATGTCACTAGAATTTACTAGCAAGCTTTTTACCGAACGCGAACAAGGTTTTGGGAATGAGATTGTTTTTGAAGCTAATAGATTGCAATATGCAAGTGTGAAAACTAAACTCAATCTGCTCCAAATGGTAGACCGCGGAGCTTTAACTCCGAACGAATGGCGGGAAATCTTCAATCTAGCACCAGTGGAAGGCGGAGATAAACCTATTCGCCGCCTAGATACTCGGCCAACAGATGGCATTCCGTCGACGACCGAAGGAGGTGATCAAGATGCCTCTACCCAAACCTAAAGAAGGCGAAAACAAAGATAAATTTCTGCAACGATGCATGGCTGATGAAATTATGGTTGATGAATATCCTGATGAGAAACAGAGATATGCAGTATGTTTGACACAATTTGAAGATAAGCGAGGTGGCAAAGCAATGGAGAAAGCCAAAAAGGAAATCCGCTTGGCGGAACTTAGGGCTCTTGAGGCCGCTACTGATGGAGGAATGGTTGTCGAAGGCCGGGCAATAGTTTATGACAGTCCGGCTTTAATGTATGAATTTGATAATGTTAAATATTATGAGATCATTGCCCGCGGGGCCTTGGATGGCGCTGATTTTTCCGATGTACCATTCAAATATAATCACAGCGATGCCGTAATGGTAATGGCGCGTACGCGAAATAAAACTCTTGAATTGATACCAGATGACCAGGGCTTATTAATCCGGGCCAAATTGGCAGACACAACGGCCGGCCGCGATTTATATGCGTTGATTAGACGCGGCGATATTGACAAAATGAGTTTTGCTTTTACTGTAGCCGAAGAGGAATATAACAAAGATACTCATACTAGAACTATCAAACGTTTCAAAAAGATTTGGGATGTGTCGGCGGTGGATATCCCGGCATATTCAGATACATCACTTTCCGCGCGAAATTATTTCGAGACGCAGGCGGAGGCCGAGCGTCAGGCGGCGGAGGCTGCTGAAGAATTGCGGAAAAAACTTATTATTAAAACTTATTTTTAGGAGGAATAAATAATGAATATTGAAAAAAGATTAGCTGAAATAAATAATCGCAAAGTGGAGATTAGAAATCTTCTTGAAAGCGACCAAAAGGTTGAATTAGACAAGATAAATGAAGAGCTGAAGACGCTGGAAACCGAAGAAAAAGAACTTCGTGCAAAACTTGATGTAGCAAAAAGCATTCAAACTGGCAACATAATTACTAAAACTATTGATTCTACTGGACAACCTGAAAAACGGAACATTGAAGTCGTGACTGGTGATGCAATTTTAGCAACGCCGGAATATAGGACCGCATTCTTGAAAAGGCTGCAAGGGAAAGAACTCAACGAGGTTGAAAAACGTGCTCTGACTACTGCTGCAGATAGTGCAGGTGCTGCAGTACCAACCACAACTTTAAACATGATTTTAGATAAAATGCGCCAAACGAGTGCGCTATTTCCACGAGTTAATGTAAGTTATGTGCCTGGAAACCTGTCTTTGGTTGTGGCGAATGCTAAAAATGCTGCGGCCTGGAAGGTTGAGGGTACCGATGGTACTTCTGCAGACGATACTGTAATTAACATCATATTGGCCGGGTATGAGCTGATCAAACTGGTGGAGATCTCTGCTGCCGCCTCAGCCATGACTATTGATGCGTTCGAAGCATATATCTCCAGCGAGGTTGGCCGTCAGATGGCAATTGCAGTAGAGAATGCAATCCTCAATGGCGACGGAGCTGGCGAGCCTACCGGTATTTTGAACGGCATTACATGGGATGCAAACAATTCTGTTACCTGGGCTGCCGCGGCCACTCTCACTTATGACGAATTGGTTGATGGCCTGGCCCTGCTTCCGACGATGTATCATAACAATGCGGCATTCGCAATGAATCGGAAGATGTTATTCGGTGGCGTTCGTAAAATTAAAACCGATGATAAGATGCCGATTTTTGTGTACAATCCGCAGGATCGCGCTGCTATGACTATCTTAGGCTATCCTGTAATTTTAGACGATTATGTACCGGACAATACAATCCTCTTAGGCGATTTCGGATATTACTACATGAATTTTGCCCAAGCACCGACCATTGAAGTATCTCGTGAGGCGGGCTTTAAGAGCGGTAAAATTACCTATCGTGGCCTTGCCGTAGCCGATGGCAAGCCTGCTTTGGCTGAGGCATTTGTGAAGATTTATCAGGCTGCTGTATAAGGAGTGATCTAAATGCTGGCAGAAGTCAAGTTAGCCTTGAGGGTGATTACAACCGAATTTGATACTGAAATTCAGGATCTCATTGATGCCGCAATGGCCGACTTGGCTTTGGCTGGTGTGGCATCAGAAAAAGCACAGGATATAACGGACCCGTTAATAAAACGGGCCGTTATTACTTATTGCAAAGCGCATTTCGGTTACGACAATCCTGATGCAGGCAGATTAATGAAAGCCTATGATCTTCTAAAACAGCATTTAACTTTGGCTGGAGACTATAATTCCTATACAATTACTTTTACGGTGTTATCTAACGGCCTACCGATTGACGAGGCAACTATCACAGCTAATGGCGTGAGCAAACTGACGAATTCTCAGGGCATAGCCATTTTTACAGCAACAAGTCGAGGTTTTGATTTGGATTATACTGTGGCCAAAACAGGGTATCAAACTGTTATAGGTAGCATTTATATTGATGCCTCCAAAACAGTAGAGGTGATGCTGAATGCGGTTTAAGGATATAATTTATCTTATTAGCGTCGTTATTACCTATGATGATATAGGCAATCCAGTTGAAACAACGACTGAACGCAAAGTATACGCCAACGAGTTTTCGGTTAGTTCAGGCGAATATTATAATGCGGCTTTAACCGGATTAAGGCCTGCAAAGCAATTTGAAATTTACTCCTTTGAATATCAAGGTGAGGGAAAACTCAAGCATAATGATATAACCTATAATATCATTCGTACCGAAACCAAGGGTGAGAAAACACGTTTAAGTTGTGAGAAGGTGGCTGCTGATGGCTAATGTTTCAATTGACCAACTTGCAGATGCCATTACTGATGCAGTCCGTGAATATACTGAAGATGTTTCCGAGGCCATTGCAAAGAAAGTAGATGAAGTTGCTGACCAAGTTCTTCAGGAGGTGAAGTCAACGGCGCCCAAAAGAACCGGCGAATATGCTAAAACATTTGTAAAAACGAAACGGGACGAATATGGTAAGACCAGGCGAATAATATGGAACCGAAAGCACTACCGAAGGGTCCATCTACTGGAATTCGGCCATGCAAAAGTAAACGGTGGCAGAGTACAGGCATATCCACATTTGCGCCCGGCATATGAAAAGTACGGAGCCAAATTGCCGGATGATATCAAACGGATTATTCGGAACGGAGGGTAGGCCATGACGCAAGCAGAACTGTACCAAAAATTGAAAAGTTTAGGATTACCGATTGCATATGGGGAATTTTCTGAACCGATTGCGCCGCCGTTTATTACCTATCAATTCGCTTATTCTGGTGATATCATGGCCGACAACCAAAATTATGCAGATGCGGGTTTTTACCAGGTTGAATTATATACGGCAAAAAAGGACCTAGCTATGGAATCTTTAATAGAAAACAAGTTGAAAGAATTGTGTTTGCCATATTCCAAGATTGAGGCATGGTTGGATAGCGAAAATTTAAGACAAATAATTTATGAAATACAATTAATAGGAGGTTAAATCTATGGCTAATAATAAAGTAGTTTTTGGTTTAGAGCAGGTGCATATAGCATTTATAGATACTGCATCGATATCTCCACCTGCATGGGAAACGCCAATAGCGATACCTGGCGCGGTTCGTTTTGCTCCAGAGCCGCAGGGGGAAGAGAGTACATTTTATGCTGATGATGGACCATATTTCACGGTCACATCGAATAATGGATATACAGCAGAATTGGAAATGGCACTTGTACCAGATGATGTTCTTGCCGAAATGCTTGGGTGGACAATTGACAGCAATGGTATGCTAATCGAAATCAGTAATGCAATGCCCAAAGAATTCGCTTTGATGGGACAAATATTAGGCGACGCGAAGAATAGGCGTTTTGTATACTATAGATGCAAAGCGGCAAGACCTAGTAAAGAATATGTAACCAAGGCTGAATCCATAACGCCTACAACAGATGTTTTGACCTTGACCATACTACCTATCGAAGTTAATGGGCAAAACATAGTTAAAGGTGTAATGGAGCTTTCAGATACAAATGCTACGGCATACGATGCATTCTTTACTTCAGTTTATTTACCAGTAGCGGGGGTATAAATAGATGAGAGAATTGGCGATAGGCAATAAAACCATAAGGGTCAAGGCAACGCCGTTGGCCCTTCTTTTTTATAAACAAGAGTTTAAGACGGATTTAGTTGGCGATTTGCTGAAAATGCAGGAATTAGAGCATGACCCGTCTAAATTTGATTCTGTTGTAGTGCTGCAAATAATATGGGCAATGGCTAAAGCAGATGCTGGTATAAGCAATAAATTTCCTTCTTTTTTGGCATGGGTAGCCGATTTGGATAGTTTCGATATGTCGGATTCTGAAATATTGCAAGCCGTCATGGAGGAGGCCGTAGACGGTTTTTTTCGTAGAGGAAAATCGAGGCAGTAAATCTCAAACAAATAATATTTCTGATAGAGTTGATTTAGAATGGATTGCCGTTGGCAAAAAAGCAGGATTATCATTGGCTGAAATAAATGAGTTCCGGATTCGGGACTTATCTTCTTATGTTGAAATTTATTTGGGGACAGATAAAGACAAGCCGCGAGTGGCTACGCAGGATGATATTGACCGATTATTAGCATAACGGAGGTGATAATGTGGCGGAAACAATCAAAGGTATCAATGTAGTAATCGGAGCAGAAACAACCGGGCTATCCAAAGCCCTTGCCGATGTAAACAAAAAAAGCCGGGACATCCAGAGTGAATTAAAGCAAGTAGATAAATTATTAAAATTAGATCCTAAAAACACTGAACTTCTAGCACAGAAGCAAAAACTTCTGGCCGATGCTATAGCCAATACTTCGGATAAGCTAAATCGGCTAAAATCTGCTCAAGAGCAAGTCAACCAGCAATTTGCACGTGGTGAAATCAACGAAGAACAATATAGAGCTTTTCAGCGCGAAATTGCTAAAACTGAGCAAGAGCTAAAAAATTTGGAACAGCAAGCGCAATCAATGAAGAAAACTTTTGCGGATCTAGGCGATTCGCTGCAAAAAACCGGCCAAAAAATCGGAAGTATCGGGCAGACAATGACAAAAAGTGTGACTGTGCCTATCGTAGCGGTCGGGACAGCCGCATTCGCCGCTGGTGATGCTGTGGATGATGCCATGGACACTATCCGTAAGGGCACGGGAGCAACCGGGCCAGCACTGGAAGCTTTAGGCGAAGATTTTAAGGCCGTATTTGCCGATGTCCCTGATGATGCTGGAACGGTTAGCGCGGCTATAGCTGATTTAAATACACGATTAGGGTTAACAGGTAAGCCCTTGCAAGACTTAACCCGACAGATGTTAGACCTTGCCCGAGTTGCCGGAACAGATGTTGCAACAACAATAGAAGCAACAACAAGATTATTCGGAGATTGGAGTATTGCGACTGAAGACCAATCAGAATCTCTTGATTATCTCTGGAAGGTCAGCCAAAGTACTGGAATAGGTGTCGATACATTGGCTGAAAAGTTGGTGCAATTCGGCGCCCCTTTGAGGCAAATGGGATTTAGCTTTGAGGAAAGCGCGGCCCTTATGGGTAAGTGGGAGAAGGAGGGAGTTAATTCCGAACTTGTGCTTGGCTCCCTCCGTATAGCAATGGGCAACTTCGCAAGAGATAATATACCCATGCGGGAAGGCCTCGACCAAACTATTCAAAAGATACAAGAATTAGGCCCCGGCGCAGAAGCGACTGCGCTTGCTATGGAAGTATTCGGTGCACGTGCAGGCCCAGATATGGCAGCAGCGATATTAGAGGGCCGGTTTGCGGTAGATGATTTGATGAATAGTATTGCTGCCAGTCCCGAAACAATCAGCGGCGCATCAGATGATATAGCCGGTTTCGGCGAGGCTATGGCTGAAATGAAAAACGAGATTATGCTAGCACTAGAGCCATTAGGTACTATATTACTAGACCTTTTTGAACAGTTGAAACCTCATTTACAAACCGCTATTGATTTTATTGCACAACTTATACAAAAATTTTCCGAATTAAACCCACAAACGCAAGGGGTAATTTTAGCCATAACCGGACTTGTTGCTGCTATCGGTCCTATTATGATGGTTTTAGGCCCGGTGATTTCTGGGTTTGGCTCGTTGCTGAAAATTGCTCCTGAACTATCGAAAACATTTGGGTTGATATCTGGCGCTGGGAAAGGGTTAAGTGCTGTATTCGGATTTTTGACTAGTCCGATAGGCCTTGTCGTTGCGGCGATTGCTGCCGTTATTGCTATTGGTGTTGTGTTATACAAAAATTGGGATGAAATAAGCAAATGGCTGTCGGATACATGGAATAGCATAAAGGAAACCGCAACAAATATCTGGAACGGCATAAAAGATTTCTTTGTAAATCTATGGAATGGCATAAAGGAAACCGCAACAAATATCTGGAACGGCATAAAAGATGAAGTAATGACGCCTATAAATGCCGCTAAAGATTCGCTCTCCAACGCGTGGAATACTATAAAAACAACCCTCACCAATGTTTGGGACGGAATCAAAACCACAGCTGCAAATATCTGGAACGGCATAAAAACTGCTATAACGACGCCAATTGATTCCCTTAAAGGTCTTTTATCAGGCATTTGGAGCGGCATAACCACAACGGCAAGCGATGCTTGGAACGGCTTGAAACGAACGGCATCAGATATTTTCGGGAAAATCAAAGATGCTATATTGGCACCTTTCAAAAATATCCATATACCAATGCCGCATTTTTCATTTAGCACGAAACCAGTAAATGTAGCCGGAATAAAATTTTCTATTCCTGACGTGGATGTTGATTGGTATGCAAAAGGCGCAATATTCACAAGTCCGCAAATAATTGGTGTAGGTGAGGCCGGCCCGGAAGCAGTTGTACCTTTGGACAAACTCAATGCAATTATAACGGATGCGGTAAATAGAGTTGTTGGAGAACAAACTAAACCCGTAACTGTAACAGTACAAAACATGAATGTGAGAAGTGAAGATGATATTTACAGAATTAGCAGAGAGCTGAATAATCTCATTCAATCCTCTCAACGCGCAAGGGGGACGAGATAATGCTTGATTTTACTTTTAACGGAGTTAGAGCATCAGAAATGGGCTTAAAGGTGATGGATATTAAGCATTCTGTTATGCCTGCCATACGTGACCAGTATGAGCTTATAGCAGGCAGGCATG